ATGAAACCCTATGTTATTTGCCACATGATGTCATCCATCGACGGCCACGCGCTGACCGATGGCTGGGATCGGCCCTTCAAGAAAGCCGCAGGCGAGCTGTATGAAAAGCTCGCCGCAACGTTTGAATTCGATGGCTGGATTTGCGGCCGCACGACCATGGAAGAAATCGCGCATGGCGAAGGTTATCCAAAAGGGTTGGCAAAGGAGCCGATTCCGCGCACGCCCTATTTCGCCAGGCGTGACGCGAAAACCTACGCCATTGCCATCGATGGTCACGGCAAGGTTGCCTGGAAGAGCAATGAGGCACTCGGCTCGCACGTGGTCGCGGCGCTGACGGAAGCCGTGTCGGACGACTATCTGGCCTATCTGCAGTCGATCGAAGTCTCGTATTTTTTCGCAGGCAAAACCGACATCGATCTGGCGCAGGTCGTGCAGACCCTGGCCGATGAGCTGGGCACGAAGCGACTGATCGTCGAAGGCGGCCCACACGTCAGCGGCTCCTTCGTCAATGCCGGCCTGTTCGATGAAGTCAGCGTGTTGATACTGCCGCTGATCGACGGGCGTGGCCATCATCCGGCGTCGTTTGAAATTGCCGACGAGGCCTGGAAGCAGCCGAGTTACCTGCAACTCGATTCGGCCGAGGTTCAGGACGGTGGCGGCGTGTGGCTGCGTTACAAGCGGTCGTGATGCGTCTGTAGACCATCAGGGCTGGCCAGGAATCATGTGCGCTTCTTGCGAAGTCGCTTGCCCAGAGCGATTCCTGGCTTCTCGACGTAGTGGTATGCCAGGCCAGAAAGCGCCAGAGTGACCAGCGCCAGCACCGCAACAAACATCCAGTACATTGGCACGGACATGTCAGCCGCGACATCTTTGCCGACAATGAAATTTATCGCCACAAACAGCACGATGCCGTGGATTAAATAGATTCCATAGGCGAGTTCGCCGAGCCTGTGAGACGTAAGTAACGAGAACAGGCCGAACATATCGGCACCGCCGGCAATCAGGCAAAAGGCGGCGATCAGCGCGATACACGGCGCAATCTTCAGCAGATTGTCGAATTGAAGGGCTGCAGCAAAGCAAAGCAGCACCAATACCGATGCGATCTTTTTTTCACAGAATCGCGTAAATCTGGGATCACGAACCAGATACGCGGCCAGGATGCCACCTACAAATACGGCTGCGAATCGAATGTTCAATCCGATCCGCCAGCCGATCATTAGCGCTGCGGCCGAGACCAGCAGCAAGAGCCAACGCGGACGTTGCCCCACGGCCAGCGAAATCAATGGCAGGGCCAGATAAAAACACCACTCGTAGCGGAGCGACCACGTCACGCCAGCCATGATGAGCCAGGAATCGGTGTGGCCGTTGAGTGGGGCTGCAGTAGGAATGGTGAATAACAACCACTTGGCGACGGCGAGGAAAATCGCCTGCGGGCTGTCGACGACGCGCCAGTCTGACAGATAGGCAACAGTTAAAAATACAAATACCAGGACCACATAATAAAGCGGCGCAATACGGAAAAAACGGCCGATGAAAAATGCTTTCCAGTCAAACCTGCGCTCTCGCGCATTCAGTAGCTTGTCATAGAATAAAAAACTCGTGATCATGAAAAACATGAGAACGCTGGCCTGACCGAGGGGGCCGTACAGATTTGGCCGAGGCACATCCCATTTTCCCGTCTGGACTAATACGAACCACATGCACGCATGGTGCAACATCACGAAGAGTGCGAGATAGCCACGTAAGCCATTGATCGTGCCAAACCGCATCGGCGGAGGACTTTTGCCTTCAAATACAAACGTGATTTTGATCGCCAAGCATGCCAACAGCGTTAACGCCACGGCGAAGACAGGATTAGAAATATTCATATGGTTGGCGAAGGTAGTTTCCTTGCAATGGGGGAAACGAACGTGACGGAACATTTCACAGAGCGCACCTGCACGCCAAGGAAGCGATCATTCTGGAGTACGCCAGCAGTCTGCTTGCGCAAGCCGACAGGAATGGACCAAGCTTGCATGGTATATGCCGACGCCATAGTAAAACGGGCAAAAAAAAATCCTCCATATCTGGAGGATTTTTTTTCGTCAATCACGGACTTTTGTTCTGGCGGAGAGAGGGTCCGCCTTCACAGTGTCCGTCGACGTTCGGAATGATCCTTTATGTCATTGATTTACATGGCTTTTTAGGTTCCACATTGTTCGCATTAGTTCGTTAGTATACGCTAAAATCCACGCATCGCATGTGGGTACAAACGGGGGTAGGCTTTGGCAAGGACTGTTGAAAAGTTGAGCGCGGCGGCCGTATCGCGCCTGAAGGAGCCCGGCTATTACGGCGACGGCGCCGGCCTGTACCTGCAAATCTCAAAGTCCGGGACCAAGAGCTGGATCTTCCGCTTTACCCTGGCCACCAAGCAGCGCGAGATGGGACTTGGCGCGCTGCATACCGTCACGCTGGCCGAGGCACGGGACAAAGCCAAGTCATGTCGAGCCGACCTTCTTGCAGGCATTGATCCACTAGAGGCTCGGAACGCGCTAAAACTCGGCGCGGCCGTCGACCGAGCGAGGACCGTGACCTTTGACCACTGCGCTGCCGAGTATATCAAAGCTCACCGCGGCGGCTGGAAAAGTCAGAAGCATGCCGCGCAGTGGGAGAGCACCATCGCGACCTACGCGAGTCCGCTGATCGGATCGCTGCCGGTGGCCGCGATCGACACCGCACTGTGCGTGAAGGTGCTGCAGCCGATCTGGCATGAGAAGACCGAAACCGCGACCAGGCTGCGCAGCAGGATTGAGAACATCTTGGCGTGGGCGACCGTGAGCAAGTTCCGCACCGGTGAGAACCCGGCACGCTGGCGCGGGCACCTGGACAACCTGCTGGCCGATCCGACGAAGGTTGCGAAAGTGGCGCACCACGCTGCCCTCCCCTGGCAGGAAATCGGCGAGTTCATGAGCGAGCTGCGGCCGCGCGCCGGGAGTGCTGCGCGCGCGGTCGAGTTCGGGATATTGACAGCGGCGCGATCGGGTGAGATCCGGGGCGCTCGCTGGGAGGAGATGGACTTGGACGCGGCAATATGGACGGTGCCGGCCGTGCGCATGAAGGGTGGGAAAGAGCACCGAGTGCCGCTGTCCGGCCCCGCCCTGGCCCTGCTGCGCGCGCAGCCGCACGTGGGCGACATCGTGTTCACCGGGATGAAGTTCGACAAGGAACTGTCGGACATGAGTTTGACGGCGGTGCTGCGCCGGATGGGCCGGGGCGAGATCACCATGCACGGCTTCCGGTCGACGTTCCGCGACTGGTGCTCGGAGTCGGTGGGCAACACGTTCCCGCGGGAGGTGTGCGAGCACGCGCTGGCTCACAGCCTGCCCGACAAGGTCGAGGCCGCCTACCGTCGAGGCGACCTGATCGAGAAACGCAAGGTGCTGATGCAGGTGTGGGCCGACTATTGTGCAGCGCCAGCCGTGAGCGCGTCGGTGGCGCCGTTGCGCCGCAGTAAAGCTGCTGTCTAACTGGAGGGAATTATGGGCAACGAGATTTACGACGACCTGGACGAGCTGCCGGCAGCGCCGCGGGTCGACATTCCGGCAGCCGACCTGGTGCTGCTGGAGCAGGCGGCGCGCGCGATCGGCGCCGTGCGCGTCGAGGTGGTCGATGGCGAGGGCTACATCAATCTCCACTTCTCCGATGGCTCGGTCGTGCACAGCTGGAACTCGCTCATGTTCAGTGGTGATGCCTTCGAGCTGGCGGTGAAGTTGAATATGCATGTGTGCCGGTTCGACACAATGACGACTGCCCACCCCCTGCTCGCCACCTGGGCATGCAGCGAACGAGATGATGGCGACGCTCTCGCCGCCACCCGCCGTGCCGTCACCCGTGCTGCGGCCGAACTCGGGACTTAACACCCGATTGACATTGATCGGTTCGCGCCGCGCTGGGCCGCGCATCATCGGGGCATGAACAATCGAACCGACACGATGACCGAAGCTAGGGTCGACCAGGCCGTAGTGCTGGGCCCGGCCGCCGGCGCCAGAGCGCTGCGCGAGATCGGGCTGCCCCTCGCGCTGGCCCTTCGCGTTCTACTGCACCCAGCGCGGCGGCGCCCTACTTCGGCCAGGCCAGCACCGTCATCGCGTGGCGTGCCGCGCACGTAGCGTACTGGTGCAGCAGCTCGATCGACCAGGCCTGCCACGCATCGTAGTCGTCGGCGCCGGGCCGCTCGACTGCCGGGCACGGCGCGGCCAGTGCGCTATCGAGGGATGCTTTTGTTGGCGGCGTCGATTGCGGCGTCAAGGTTTTGCACCCGGCCAGCATCAGGACGGCAATCGACAGGCAAAGGGCGGTTGGTACGCGCATTGTGCAGCTCCTTGGTCAGCGCCGACATGCGCGGCGCCAGGGTGGATCGAATGTCGGCGAACTCGGTCGCCGCCTTGGTGATGATCGCGGCGTCGGCCTGCAGCGTGGTCAGCGCCAGCTCCGACTGGCTGCGCATGGTTTCCGCGTGCGCGCGCTGCAGCTCGGCGATCTCGGCGTCGTGCCGCCAGCCGTTCGTGAACCAGCCGGCGGCACCGGCCAGCATCATTGCCAGCAGCAGGCCCAGGCCGGCCGCCAGCGCGCGGTACTGGACCGGGATCATGACAATCCCTTCAAGCACAGCTCGCGCTCGGCCTGGCGCCGGCGCGTGAGGCCGCGCACCTCCTCGAGCACCTTGCGCATGACGACCTTGCCGCGCGCATCCTTGACCGGCTTGCCATCCTCACCGATGACCGGCCGCAGGACAGTGATCTTGTTCCAGGCCATCAGCGCGTTGCAGGCGCCGACCATGTCGCCGGCGTTCGTGCGCCGCGCCATGGTCGACCCGCAGAAGCCGCTCACGCCGATGTTGTAGGCGATGTCTACGAAGGCCACCTTCTGGCCATCGGTCAGGCGCGCCAACGGGACGCACATTGCAATGCCGGCGGCGTGCCGCTCGAGGTCGCGGTCGAGCTGGGCGCGGCACTGCGCGGGCGTGTACGTCTTGCCCCAGGCCGCGTTCTCTGTCGCGCCGGTGCAATACGTGAGCACGCCGGCGATGTCGCGGTATGTGGAGAGCTCCGTGCCTTCGAACGCGGGCGTAAAGCTGAGCAGTCCTGCCGCGGCCATGGCGCCGACCAGCGCGACCAGGCCGCGCCGCTGGGTAGGTGCGCTCTTAACCATTGCCGGTCAGCGCCGGTTGTGCCACGACGCGCGCGATCGCCGCGCCGAGCGAGGTCAGGCCGGCGGCCACCACCAGGATGGGCGCGGTGCCGCTGGCGTACAGGTGCATGCCGGCTTCGACGGCCGAGGCAATGGCGGCCAGCAGCGCGAAGCGTACCGACCAGAGTTTCGGGAATTGCGCGCGTGCGTCTTCGATGAAGTTCATGGTTTTTCCTGTATTGGCAAATGGGGTTTGGCTTCCGGGGCCTGCAGCTGCGCGAGGAATTGCGCCAGGCGCACTTCCCGCTCGTGACACTCGAGCTCGGCCAGCCGGTTCTCGCGCGAGTTGCGCTGGTGCGTGTACCAGGCGTTCAGCAGGAACGTCAGCAGCGCGGTGAGGATGCCGACGATGACGCCGACCTGCGTCAGGGTCAGGGAGGTGGCGACCGTGACTGCGGCGCCGGCGTAGCTGCCGACTTCCGGCGGGGTGGTCTTGCTGATGCTCATTGCTGCCTTTCGATGGGACGAAAAAAAACCCACCGAGGCGGGCTGTGTCTTGCGGGTTGCGGTCGGGCCCGGGTGGGCCGCGAGGATTACAGCCGTGCAGCGGTGATGAACAGTTCGTCGAGCGCGTCGTCGTCCAGGCCCAGCGCGGCGCCCATCATCACGACGAGCGGACTGTTGCGGGCAACGACGCTCGAATAGTCCCACTCGATGCGCGCGGCCTCGCGATCAGGACTCGGCAACGATTCAATCGCGGCGTCTACCTGGCCCAGCACGCCGCGCGCCAGCAGCGCCAGGCGGGCTTGGCGCATACTCACCTCTTGCGGCACTGGCAGCTTGTCTCCTTCGTCGATCACCGCTTGTTCCTCGGGCGTGGCCGCGCGCACCGTCCATTGCTGGGCCCATGCGCCATCAACCTGCTCAATGACGCCCGGCTCGACGATCTCGCCAGGCTGCGCGCCCGGCCGCTCGCTGCGCAGCGGGAATACGCCCGCCTCGGCCAGCGCAGCGTCGGTGATCACGCTCTCGAAGATGACGCTCTCCGATGCCCACAGCGCGTTGCGGATCTCGCCGTGCAGTGTAAATACTTGATTAGTGGATGGCTGGTAGTACATGCGAATCCTTTAAATGTCCTGCGTATTTGTCGATGGGTAGGCCCGACCGGAACCCCAGATGATTCGGCAAGCACCGCCTGCGCCTGGCGTGGTCGTCGTGCTCGCGCCGCGACCTGGCGCGCCGCCACCGTATAGCCCCGGGTCGGTTTGAGTGGCTCCCACAATGCCACCCGAGCCCGGCCCGCCAGCTGTTGGCGGAGGCCCATTCACGCCTGCTGCGCCACTTGCGCCCTCGCCGAAAATTCCTACGCCTCCACCGGCAGCGCCGGCATTCGAGTTGGTGCCACGGCCACCAGCACCGCCGCCACCACCGGCGCCAGGCTCGCTCGGGGTGTATGCCCTTCCACCATCGCCTGAATAGCCGCCCGCGCCACCGCCGCCGCCGCCTTCTACTTGGTTCGATCCCTTCGAGCCGCCGCTGCCGCCATTGCCCCCGCCGATGTTCCCGTCAAGCGTCGACCCATCACCGCCCGCCCCCGCGAAGTTCCAGCCCGCCACACCACCAGTCGCCTGGAGAAGAATGGTCGACCCACGGCTGATGGTTGTGACGCCGCCGTTTGCACCGGCAACACCAGCACCGACGGTAATGGTCAAAGTTTCACCAGGCGTAACAGGGATCTTCTTTGCGTACCGCAGGCCCCCGCCTCCGCCGCCGGCACCGCCGACCGAAGAGTCGTACCTGCGAGCGCCACCACCAGCGGCCACGCACAGTGGGCTAATCGAAAAGACGAGTGCGGGAACGATCCACGAATAGGTTCCCGGGATAGTCCAGGCCACCTGTCCAGACGGAGCCTGGATTGCCCCGAACATGATTTTGAAAATGGTATCGTCCATATCAGCTCAGTTGTCGTAGGGGTCGGTGGCCACCATGCGCCAGCGTGTTGCGCCCTTGTTCGTCGTGACGAACAGCAGCAGGTAGGTCTTCCCAGCGACGAAGGAATAGACCACGTTGTTGACGGTCTTGACCGTGCTCGGCAGCGTCAGCGTGCCGCCCGTGTAGGTCAGTTCGATGCCGAAGCTGAAGCCGTTGGTCGGGCAGTTCGCGAACACCCACGTCTCGCTCGCCGACATCGCGCGCGTGAAGAAGTTGGTGGTCGACAGGTCGAAGGTCGCGGACGCGGCAGCGCGCGGCGTGAAAGAGCCGGTACCGAACTGCGGCATCCACTGGCCTGCCGTGTCGTTCGCTGGGTCGACCGTACCGGCGCCGGCCACCTGACGGCGGTACGGCTGGAAATTCACCTGACTGATAGCCACGCTGTTTTTTGCGTAGGTCGTGCCGCTCACCCATGGCTGCGCGCCGGCCGCTGCGAGCGCTGCAATCTTCGCCGCCTCGGCACTTTGCGACGCCTGCTCGGCAGCAGTTGCACGGGCATTCACATCGGCGGCCGTATCGTTTGCCTGGGTGGCAAATGCGTTGAGCTCGACCGGGAGGCCGCGCTGCGCCAGCACCGAGGCCGCGGCCACCTGCGCGAATTCGGTTCGCGCGTGGACTGCAGGATCCGGCGCCGGCGGCAAGGCGGTGATGCGTTGCGAAATGGTCATACAAGTCCTTTAAATTCAATTCGGGCGGTCCGTCCGTTGCCACTCTTGGGGACGTCCCATTGGCCCAGGAAACCGTAGCCGATACCCATTGCGTAGGCGTCGCCGACGATGACGCCGATCTCGGTGTCGGTGAATTGCCGAAGGACGCGATACGCTTCGTCTTCGCGGCCGGCAGGAATCATCACGTCGAAATTCATGCGCGGCGCGTTGTACCGCTTGACCATCTCGATGTTTCCAAAAGTGTCAGCGTTCGACGTCGAGTAGCTCAGCACGCCAGCACTGAAGCTGGCCGTTACCTTGCCAATCACCAGCGGCTTTCCGACCAGGCAGGCGCCGATCTTCGCCTCTCCTGGCCCGTTGTCGATCGCCACGGTGAGCGTCGCGGATGGGTACGGGGGAATGTCAGTGAACACTGCATCGCCGGCGCGGATTGGCTCTTCGTAGTAGAAGTCGTACCAGTTATCGACCTCGTGCCTGACCAGGCTCTGCGTCTTGACATACCCGCTCTCGGACTGGCTCACCGTGACAGATGCGCCTTCCATGTTGAGCAGCATGAGCGTGCCCGCCACCACTCCAGGCTTCACCGAGAAGGCGAGCAAGCCCGGCGCCGTGGTCTGACTATTCACCGCCTTGTCGAAGACCTTCCAGCGGTTCGTCGCACCAAGGCGCAGCCACTTCAGCTTTTCCGTCAGAACTGCCGTGTTCCCGTCGGCCAGAGACTCGTAGACCAAGTTCGCAGCGTCGCGCACCTTCGCGCCCTTGGCGTACGTACCAGCCACCCAGAGCGGCTCGCTGATCGGCACGTTCGAATACACCAGGCCGGCGCCGGCGCCCACCACGTCAGCAGCGCGGGTGAGCGGCGTCGCGCCGCTCGCGATGTACGACGACAGCTTATCGCCGGGCGTCAGGTTCCAACCCCACAAGAACACTCCCGGCGCGCCGACGCCTGAATACGAACCATTGCCGGTTGCATCCAGCAGCACCACGCGGCAGAGAAGTTTTGATGGGTACTCGATGCCCTTCTCCACCGTGCCCACAATCGAACAGCGAAACCAGCCGCCTGGCAGCGCTTGAATTTTCGCGCCGCGTGCAGCGATATATTCAGCAGTTCCATCGACGGTCCCTGCAGCAAGATTGAATGCTGCGACAAACCCGCCTGTGCCGCCGATCGCGTAATAAAAATCCATTCGAATTCGGCTAATCGTTTCGGCGCGCGCAAAAACGCTGAAAGTGTATTTTTCACCGTTTGCGTAAGGTACGGCCGGGGCGATTACCTCTTGATCAAGGTAATGGAAACCTAGGTCAACTGTGGCCGCCACACGTTCAGCCGCCAAAAGGCCACTCGGTGCGATTCCGGCATTAGGAGAAACCGTCCGCATTGAGCCGAACCACGCATTTGTGTTGTCGAGGTCTTCGGTATAGCGCAGCAGTTGCGGCGCTGCCGGCTCGATCAGCGCCGACGGCGCTTTGCTCAGGTCGGCGGGATCGTACGTCAGGCGCAAGGTATTCGGCGGCGCTGTTTGCAGCGTGCCGTTCGCATCGTAAAAAGACCCACCACCTCCGCTGAACGAGCCTGAGGTCGTGGTCGGGGTCAGCCTGACCAATCGGAAGTCAGACGAATTCATGCAGGAACCTCCTCTTTCGTTCGCATTGCGTTGTATCCGTCGGTGACGATTTCCATGCCGTCAGCTAGGCGCCGCGTGTTCCGCTGCGTTTCGTCCTGGGCTACCAGAAGGTCACTGATGATCGCTTCCTGCCGCGCGACGGTTGCGTTCAGCCGATCGACCGCAGCCGCCAGCACGTCGTTGTTCTCTGGCGGGCTGGACAACCGGCGCATCAGCTCGCGGTTGTCGGCCGCGGGGATGATGCGTTCGCCCTGGTGAATCTGCGCTGGCATGTCAGCGGGCACATAGTTCGTGCCGACGGCAAACCCGCGCAGCTTCTTCTCGGCGCTTTCCTCGAACGTGTCGCGGATCGAGCCCAGGCTGATGCCGCCCTTGAGGCGGTCGATCCAGTAGCTCAGCCCGGCCGAGTCAGCCGGGCGGCCGAACACGTCCTTATAGAGCGCCTGAATCTGCGCTTCGGGCGAACCCTTGATCGAGCCGATGATGGCCTCGGTCGAGATTCCGCCGGCGGCCCGGTCCTGCCAGTAGCTCAGCCCTGCCGCATCCGGCGCGCGGCCGAGACTCGACTTGTAGGCATCGCTGATCTGGCTGGTGGCCGAGTTGTACGGGTTGGCACCCGCCGCACCCATCGCACCGCGCAGCGCCTGGATGGCCTGCTCGATCGACAGCCCAATCGTGCTGATGCCCTTCAGGACGTCGATCTGTTCCTGCTCGCGCTGGAGCATGTCGTCGTACTGCTTGACCTGCCCTTCCAGCGCTTTCAGGCTTCGCTCTTCTGCCGACAGTGTTTTGTCGGTGATCTTGGCCAAGTCGGTGATGCCGTTCTTGGTCGCGTAGAAGTCGCGCAGGTAGTCTTCCTGGCTGGCAAACAGGCCGGCCGAATCCTTGCCGATCACCGACAACGCGCTCTTCAGGTCGTCGGCTTTCGGCAGGATGCCGCTGGCCTTGGCGATTGCCAGTGCCGCCTGGATCTGCGCCTGGGCGGCAGCGCGGTCGTTCTTCTCCGTGCCGGCCACCGTCAGCCCGTCCAGCGTGCTGCGCAGCGCCTCGGAAAGCGACCGGGTCTTCTCGACGGCTTTGGTGCGCACGTCGATCTCTTCCTGCGTCGCCTTCTTCTGCCGCTCGACCACCTTCTGCAGCGCCGAGAACGCGCCATCCACGCCGGACATCAGCGCGGCAGCAGCCGTCTTGACCTGCTCGGTTGCCTTGGCGGCCGCCTGCAAGTCCCACAGATTCTGCGTCGCACCGCGCAGCGCCGGATCCAGCGCAGCCAGGGCGTTGATGTGCTGCTGCGACAGCACCGCTGCAGCGCCAGCCTTGTTGCCGGTCAGGTCGTAAATCTGAGCCTGGATCGACAGCAGCGAGTTGGCCGTGCCCAGCGCCGTGGCCTCGTCTTCCAGTGCATACACACGCTCACGCAGTGGGCGCAGGGATGCGTCCAGCTCACCGAGCTCGAGCGCGCGAGTGGCCGCCAAAGCGCCGGCCTTGTCGCCCAGCATTTCCATGATCTGGATTTCCAGCTCACGCTTGCTGTTGGACAGGTCGGTGGCCTTCTCCAGCACGTCCTTGTCAACGTCCGCGATCTGCTTGAACGCCGGGGCGATCTGCATCAGCGCAGCGTATGCCCGCGCGCCGGCTTCGGTCGTCAGGTCCAGGCCGGTGACCACGCTGCGGAACTGCTTCAGCGAATCCTCGGCGCCGGTCTTGATGCCGTACTGGTCGAGCGTCGGCGTGATGCGCGCGCGCAGCGAGTCGGCCCGCTCCTTGTCGGTGTAGAAGTCGGCAAGGAACTGGTCGACGCTGGCAGTGAATTCGTCCAGGCCACCGGCCAGGCCGACCAGCCGCTCGCGCGCGCCGACCGACTTGAGCCCGACCGAGTCGAACACCATGCCCAGCGAATCCGTGACCACCGTGACGGCCTGGTAATTGGTAGCCACGCGGGACAGCGTCTCAAGGTAACCCTCGCCCACTTTCTGGAACTGGCCCAGGCCATCGACACCGAACGCCGCCAAGTCGTCGCCCACCTTCGAAAAGACGGCCGACAGCTGCTCTTGGATTTCGGCGCCGGTCAGCCCCTTCAGGCTGACCTTCCCGATGTCGACCACGAACGAACTGAGCTTGGCGGCGAAGTCATCGCCCCCGATACCGATCAGGCTGCTGGCATCGATGACGGTTTGATACAGCGACGTGAGCACGCCGGCGATCTGCCGGTTGCCCTCGGCGCCCAGGCCTTCGATCTTGCTGCTCGTGCTGCCGCTCGAGAACAGGCCGCCCGACTTCTTGATGTCGGCATACTGCGCCGCATCGGTGCCGCCGTTCAGGATGCTTTCGAACGACGCCTTCGTCAGCAGGAAGCCGGTATCTTCCACCGTTTTCTTGCCGCCGAAGATGCTGCTGCCGATCTTGCTCAGGAAGTTGCCATCGGCCGAAGCGAACTGCTTGCCGTAATCACCGGCCACGCCGGTGGACTGCACCAGGAACGATGCGAATTGTCCGATACCCGCCTCGATGTTGCGCAGTGAGGCCAGCATCCCGTCGCTGATGCGCAGGCCCTGGAGCGTCGCGCCTTCGATGGCGGCGATCGAGTTGGCGATCGATTCCGACTTGGCCGAGCTGTCGCCCAGCACGCTGCCGGTGCCCTGCTTTTCCTGCCGCTGCTGAGACAGTGGAGCGCTACTGCCGCCCACGCTGCCCATGATGCTTGCGCCCACGGCCACGACGGCTGCCAGCGTGGCAGCACCGGCGGCCAGGTTCATCGGGAACGGCATCGATGCGATCGCCTTGACCACCGCCGTGACGCCCCAGGCACTCGCCTCGCTCGCGGCCAAGCCAGTCGATGCCGTCGATGCGGCGGCCTCGCCCGTCAGTTTTGTCGCATTCAGCGCCGTGTTTGCGGCGACCTCAGTCTCCTTGAGGAAGATCTTCTTCGCGATCGTCTGCACGGCCAGCGCCAGCTCGGCCGCCCGGTAGGCACGTTCAACGCTGGACAACACGCCATAGCCCTTGCTGCCCTCGGCGAAGAAGCCCTTTGCAGCTGCAGCCATATCGCCGTAGCCGCTCAGGCGCGACTTGACCTCCTTCGAGTTGATGGCAGCGGTTGCATCAGCCAGGCCTTTGGAATCGGTTGCGTACCTCACCGCCGCGTTTTTACGCGCACTATCGACCTCCGCCTGGCGAATGCCATAGGCGTCCAGCGCGCCAACCAGCTGCGTCATTGAATCGCCCGCCGCGCCGAATGCAGTCTTGAGCGCATCCCCGAACGTCTGCGCCTTGGTCGGGTCCAGGAACTTGTCGAGGTCTTCGCCGGCCTTCTTGGCCGCGTCAAATCCCACCTGCTTTACAGCGCCCTCGCGCACCGCTTGCGCACGCTCGCGCAGCGCGGCCGCTTCCTTGCGGTATTCCTCCGCCAGCGCGCCGGTGATGTCGAGGCCTTCAGCAGCCCAAACTCGCTCTTCCGCGCGCAGGGCCAGCCCCTCGATGCGGGTCGCGTTCAGTTCGCCAAGCGCATCCTTCGCGAGGCCGATCTGGTCGTTTTCGTCACGTTGCGCCTGCAGGTCCTTGGTCGCCTTGTCCGCGCCGGTGCCGGCTGCGTCGAGCGCTTTCTGGTACTTCTCAAGCGACTTGAGGCGCTCATCTTCCGCCTGCTTCACGAACTGTTGCTGGCCGATGTAGGTCTCAACCGTGTCGACGTAGTCCTGCAGCGACTGCTTGCCACCCTTATAGCCGTCGTACAGCTTGTTCAGGTTGTCGTAGAAATCAGCATCGATGCCGACGCTCTTGCCGTTGATGCGGTCGACCAGCGCCTCGTATTCCTTCACGGCTTTGGCCGCTTCCGCAGCAGCCTTCTTCGCTGCGGCCTCCGCCTTCGCTGCGCCGGCACCCGAATCGTAGGCCAGATCAGCACCTCCACCTTCGGCAGGAGTACCTTCGGCCGCTTTTGGGGTATTGCGGCGCTTCAGGTACGCGGCTTCAAATAGGTTGCCGGGAGCCTTGTTGACACTCTCGACGCCCTCCCATCCATCAGCGACTGCCTTCTTCAGGTCGGCAAAAGACTTTTGGACGTCTGAGAAACCACTGCCACCATTGGCCAATTCCAGCATGCGGTCTCCCAGACCCGCAGATACTAGATTGTCCACAATCCCGAAGCCAGCACGTAGGGCTTTGAACGCATCCCAAGCGACCCCGGAGTACCGGGCAAAGTTCGCCACTGCATCGGATGCTTTAGCGAACCCGAGTCCAATTTCATCAACCCAGGACGACCAGTCGCCCTTCTTCAGATTCACCTGCTCCTTGTAGACGTCGGAGAACGCGCCGGCCAAATTATTCAGCATAGGCACGGCGTCGACTGCGATCGACGTGACCAGCCCCTTCACCTCGAGCTTGGCCCAGCCAATCTTATCTTGGAACCCAGCTGCGGCAGCTGCGGCTGCGCCCGACGTGCCAGTGACCGCGTCGTAATTTTCCGAAAGGTCATTCAGGAACGGCAGCAGGTCGGGCCCTGACTTGCTCAGCAGATCGTTCACCAACGCGGTCTTCGCCGCGCTGTCGTTGTAACCCTGCAACTTCTTGGAGGCGTCAACCAGAACCTCGGATGGATCGCGCAGGTTGCCGGCAGCATCCCGCGACGCAACGCCCAAAGCCTTGAGTGCTTTCAGGGTCTTACTACTATCCTCGTCGACGCCAGCCATCCCTTTGGAAAGCTTAGTCAAAGCGCCATCGATGGCGCCCATGTCCGCGCCAAACACCGTGGCCAGCTTCTGAATCTTCGACAGACTTTCGACGGACGAGCCAGTCTTCTGAGCCATGTCATCGAGCTCGCCCAGGTCATCAATGGCAGCGCTGATCAGCGCGCCACCCGCCAGCGCTGCAGCCGCTACGGCAGCGGCCACAGCCAGCAGTGCGACCTTCGCGCCTTCGGCGCCGTCGCTCAGGCTGCCGAACGACGACTCGCCTGCCTGCTCCTGCTCGCGCAACTTCTGGATCATCTCGGCTGCTGCGTCGCTCACGCCCAGCTGCTCGGCGCGCAGGGCGGCCAGTTCGGACGCGGACTTGCCGATACCCTCGGTGCGCGAGCGCAGGCTGTCGAGGAACTTGGTCGAGTCGTCGAGCTTGCGCTGGGCATCAGCCGCGAGCGCGCTTTTCTTCGTCATTTCGTCCAGCTGCTCCAGGTACGGACGCAGGGCGTTGACGTTCAGGCCGCGCGCGTTGGCGAGCGCCTCGTAGTACTGTGCCGATCCTTTGGCGCCGGCATTCATCGTCGCCAGCGTGCGCTGGATCGAATCGGCCATGCTCTTGGTCGCCTTGTCCATGCGACCCGCTGCCACGCCGGCGCCGTCGCCGGCCGTCTCCATGCCTGGCGTGCTGGCGACACCTTCCAAGGCTGCTGTCGTTTTTTTCGCACTGGCCTCGAGGTTGTCGAGATTTTTGCCGGTCTTCGCGGTCGCATCATCGACCTTGCGCAGGCCAGCCTCGACGCCGCTCGCGTCGGCGGTGATCATGATTGTTGCGTTGTTGACAGTATCGCTCATGTCCCGCCCATAAAAAATGCCACCCGTGGGTGGCGGTCCAGCTGGTTATTCCGTGCGCATCGCCTGCAGGGCCGCGTCTTCCATGACCTGCAAGTCTTCGTCGAGCTCGTTGTACTCCTCGGTCGTCAGCCCCATCCGGTCCATCCGGTTGTAGGCGACGAGGAAGTTCAGCCCGATCGGGCCGCCCATCGGGGCAATATTCCACTGCTTGCGCAACCCATAGAACGTGTTGTAGGCAAGCACGTTCTGGGGCCAGATGCCGACAGACGTTGTCACCTCATCCCTGGTCAGCCCCGCGACGGCCAGGTCGGCGTCGGTGGGGGCTGCTTCGTACATGGCGGCGGCAACGTCCCTTAGTTTTTTGCGCGGGCGCCCGTGAGTTCAGCCATGAACTTGTCCAGGATGGCGCGCACAGCACCAATGTATTTCTGGGTCAGCTTCTCGACTCCGGCTTTGTTGAACTGCTCGTCCAGATCCCAGCCACGGCTGATGTCCATCAGCGCGTCGACGTCTTCGGCGCCCTTGAGGCCATCGACGAATTCCTTGAAATCGTCGCGCGGCATCCAGGCGAATTCCCATTCGACGTCGGCGGTCTTGCCGCCCGGGACTGGAATGGCGACGATAGCCTTGAAGGTTGCTTCGCCGACCAGGGTGAGTTTTGCTTTTGCCATGATATTTTTCTTTCAGGTGAGGATAAAAAAGGCCCGCGAGGCGCTACCCCGCGGGCTTGGAAAAGGCCAGCGCCGACCATTCGGCGCCAGCTGGCAACACGGATCAGTAGCGGACGACCTTGTTCTGCAGCGAGAAGACCGACTTCACCGCCATCACACTGCCCTTCGCCAGGCTCGGCGACTCGTTGAACGAGCAGTAGCCGGCGTACAGCAGCACACCGCCGCCGGGAAGCATGCCGCGCAGGCAGGTCAGCGCGACGCCATCCGAGATCTTCTTCAGGGCGGCGTGATGCGCCAGCGACTTGTCGTCGGCGGTCGTCAGCGTGACGGTGGTTGCGGTGAAGCCGTCAGGGAGCATCACCGGCATGTCACTGTCCAGCAGAGGAACTTCGACGTTCTTGCCATCGCCGCCGGAGATGTCAGCGCTGACCACACCAGTGACGGGGGTCCAGGTGGTGATCTTGCGCACGGTGCCGAGACCGGCGCCGACAGGGAACAGCGAGGTGTCGCTCGTGTCCAGGCCTTCGAACGTGAACGAAGTGCCCGACGCCGCTTTCGCGCGGAAGACGCGGCCATTGGCCTTGCTCCAGCCGCCGGTGTATTCGAAGTAATCGCCGGCGGCGAAGGTGTTCGTCGCGGTGGCCACGGCCTCGGTGGCGTTGGTGATCGCGGTGATGCTGACGGCGGTGGCGAATGCGGACGCAACAGCGAACGCGATGTTATTTGGCAATTGCATATCGGCCTTTCAGGGGTAAAGCCCGGAAGCCGGGCATAAAAAAACCGCCCGGCTTTCGCGGGGCGGCTTGTGGGTAACACTGGAGTGGATCAGCAGAACAGCGTGAAGTCCTGCATCGTCCCGCGTAAATTGGTTTCTTCGTCGTACGTGGCCGCGCGACCGCTTGCCACCTCGACCTGCAGCGCGGTGGCGCCGCGCAGCGCGTCTTCGACCAACCTGCCAATCTCAGACGCCTCGATGCGGCGCTCGCTCCAGACGTTGACCTGGATGCGCACGTGCTGCTTGTCCGGACGGTCGCCGCTCAGGAAGTTCATCGGCTCGCCGCCCACCGCCTGGTAGGTGATGTACGGCTTGGCCGTGCCCACCTCGGCGACGTCGGGGAAAATGCGCCCGCCGGCAAGGTGGCTCAGCGTCGTGTGCACGTGTTCTTCAGGTGTCATGATCCGGTCAAGTTCTTGGCAAGTTGTTCGTTCAGGGTGCTGACCATGGCATCGGCTGCTTCCTGCTTTTTGCTTTCGTAGGCAGGGCGGATGAATGGCTTGGCCGGCACTCGTGCCGATCCGAATTCCATCTCAGCCGCTTTCTTCTGCCAGTACTTTTCCTCGTTCGCTCTATGACGTTTCCAGTCAACAACCTTGCCGGTTTTTTTGCTGACGGTTTTGTTCTTCCTGACCTTGGCATGACCGTCTTCGACGAACCGCCAATAGAACGCATCGCTTCCGCCGTAGTTACCCTTCCGGACTGTCACCAGGTACACCTGACGCTGGCCGGCGTCCGAGAGTTCTTCGAGCCGCTTGACGATGATGTTTCGGTGGATCGTGAAGGTCTTCGCGTTTTTGGCGGCGTTGCGCTTCGCTTCCTCGCGGAAAACCTCGGCGCCGGCAAAGCCAGTGGAGCGCAGCGTGCTCTCCCCAGCCGCTTCGCCAATTCGGGAAACGAGGTCGGCTACAGTCGCCTGCAATTGGGAGGCATCAAACTGGATCATGACGTTGACTCGCAAACCAAGAACATGAACGCCGAATCCCGGCTATCCGGCAGCGCCGACTTGACGTCGTACACCTTCGACTTGAACAGCACGCGGGCGCCGGTGTCGAGGCCGGCGCGAGCGCGGATCCGGATGGAGCACTTGACGATCGCCGTGTCGGCGCCAGCGCGCATCACCTCGGCGCCAGACTGGAACAGCACGTCGGCCCATACGGTGGCAATGTCCGGCCAGTTCTCGATCGGCTGGCCCAGCGCGTCCTTGCCGGTGCCGCGCTGCTGCAGCGTGATCCGATCGTTCATCACAGGTACACCCGCGCGCGATCGAGCAAGCCGCCCAGGAATTCACTCTTCGGCGTGCCGGCCGGCGCGAAGTGCTCGGCGACCTTGCCCAGGATGTAGCCCTTGATCTCGTCGGGCACGGTGCTGTCATCGACGCCGTAGCCGCACGAGTACTGCACCTCGACGGCGCTGATGCGCGCCTGTGTCGCTGGCCAGCCGCGGCCCGGCGCCGGCACGATGTAGCCCGGCTCGCTTTCGTTGTCGACCAGATAGTCGTCCGGGTGCAGGATCTGGCGCACGCCGTTGGCGTCGTAGAACTTGATGTGCTCGACAGCCAGGATCGGCGGGTGCTCGAGCCTGAACGCCGGCGGGAAAGCGTCGAGCGTCAGCCGGTAGGTCTGCTGCACCAGCGCGCGGCCCGTCTCGTGCTCAGCGTCGCGCGTGTGCTGGCCGATGACCTGGCGCAGCTCGACGTCGGCCTCGGGCCCGTCCAGCCGTGCCGACAGGCGCGCAGCTTCCAGCGACACGGCCAGCGCCACGGGTGGGGTGATCAGTCGCAGGCTCATCGGGTCGTTCCTTGTGTTGCCGGCGGCCGGCCGGCGCCGTGCGGTGCGCCAGGCGCTGCCGGCGCGCGCGCGTATTCGACGGCGGCCGCATCCTGCTGCTTCAGCAGCTCGGTGTTCGGCACGCTCGGCAGTTGCGATGCATCGATCATCAGTTGTCCACCCTGTTAAATTGAATGGTCCGGTAGAAGCGCTCGCTGTTCGCACAGTCGATGCGCAGGTCGCAGTAATTCACGCCGGCCGGCAAGGTGTCCATGCCGCCCAGCTTCACCAGGATCAGCGGGCCTTGAACCACGGCCGCCACCAGCACGCTCACGCCGACCGGTTGCGCCAGCACCGCGCTGGCGGTGGTGTTGCTGTCCGCCAGGTCGTTGCTGATGTCGGCCACGAAGTAGCTTTCGTCGTCAGCATCCTTGTTGAGCGACCACGATCCCACCTGCTGCTTGAACCAGATCGTGCGGTCGAACCGCTCGCCGTTCGCGCACGTGACGCGGAACGTGCAGAAGTTGGCCGCGCCGGTCGCGGCGTTGAAACCGCCCAGCTTCACCAGGATCAGCTTTCCCTGAATGACGGGCTGCTGGAGAACTGTCACGCCAGCGGCAATCACCTCGACCGACACGGCCGTGGTCTTGCGCTCGTCCAAGTCGACCGTGATGTTGGCCACCCAATACCGCTCGTCGAGTGGGTGCTTCTCGCACCACCACCGCCCTGCCTCCAGATACGGCGCGTTTGGCACGGCCGCGCTCGGCACGGTGCCAAACGCCACCACGCGGGTGCCGCCTGGGAACGCGACCCGGCGCGACTCGGCGACCGTCGACGCGACGACCGCATTCTGCGCAGGCTGCTCGACCAACGTGGTGACGCTCGCGGACAGCGGCGTGGCGCGGTTGCCAGCGGCGTCGAAGGCGCGCATTCGCACCGGGTGCGCGGTGCCTGCAGGCCGGCCAGAAACCACTACCGACCGGGCAGCATTGGCAATCAGGCTGTAGCTCGTGCCGCCGTCGATGCTGTATTCGTATCCCGCCACGCCGACCGCATCGGTTGCAACGTCACAGGCCAGCGTAAAGCCGCTCGACGTTATGCCGCTAACGGTAATCGAACCTACCATCACGGGGGCGGTAGTGTCGATTGCCGGGTCAATCTCCATCAGGAGAGTCGCCAGTGCGGCGGCGTCATCCTGGTAGCCCGCGGCGTTCGGGTGCAGATTGTCATACACTTTTCCATCGGCACTGGCTGCCGCCCACGTGCCCACGCGGGCGTAGGTATCGTGAAGCTTTAAACCACGGGCGGCGGCGATTGAACGCACGTACCCGGCGTACGTGTCCTGTACAGCTTGCGACATCACACCGGGGTTCATCGGGTAATGCGTCGCGAGAATAACGTCTGTACCTGCGGCCAGCAATGCATCTAAAATTTTGTTGATGGACGCTTGGTATGTGGTTGCGTTAGTTGACGTTGTCGTAGCGCCAGGATTGCTAATGTCGTTTGTGCCGAATCGCGCGACAACTAGATCAAGGTTGAGCGCAAGCAAGCCATTCAGAGGATCAAATCCCGTCAGCGTACCCGCCCAATCAGCCGCCCGCCCCCCGGACCAGCCCAAACCGAATAGACGTACCGACTTGATCGCGCTGTTGTACGAGTCCATACCGATCACATACGCGCCGCCTGACGTGCGGGATATGTAGATCGGGTCGACCGCGTTTAGCGGGCTGGAATATGTGGTCTTGCCCATACCAGACGTGCCGGCCTGATTGACCTGCACCGTACTGCCGCCATTCCGGGTAATCGAAAACGCGCCTAACGTGGTATTCACTGCGTAGTAGACGTCCGTTGTGTCAGTCGCAACCTCTGGCAAAAAACCTGTGCGATTGGCTGTAGCGGTATTCGTCAGCAAACTACCCGCGACAGAGACTGGCGTGGCGCCGCTGGTTGCGATGAATCCCGCACCGTCCGGTTGCGAAAACCGCGCGTCAAATGTGTAGGGGTCGATAGAATTTGTAACCTGAAAACGCTGGTCACCCATCCAGTTTGATGCAATTACCGGCCGGCTTTGCGTTACCAGTAGCCGATCGCGTAGAAATGTAACCGGAGTAGTTGCCCGTTTAGCCGCACCAGACGTACCGGCTTTGGCGCCGGCCATAGTCGAATCACCAAGCAACCCGATTTTTGCGTAACCGGTGCCGCTTGAAACTGCGGCCAATGCCGCTTGCGTGCGTGCATACGAAGCCATAATTTATTTCGCCTTGCTGAGAGTTTCGAGGATGCCGTCTATTTCGGCGCGTGGCATCGTGGCCTGCTGCTCGGCGCTCACGTTTTTGCTTCCAGCTCGATGGTTTTCATTCGCCCGCGCCGCTCGTACATCACTGTGGTGACGCCGAGATCGCGGAGCATGTTCAGTGCGCGCGCATGCGTCGCGCGGTCGATCTTGCCGACGGCGCCGTGCACATACACGGTGCTGCTTGTCAGGTGGGTGACCGTGATGATCCCGTCGTACGCGCGGCGCGCTTCGTAGCCGCCCGGCGCGGAGTACACGCGGATGGTCGAGACCTCGCGGGCCATGTGCAGGTGGGTCATCACGGTCTGCCCTGTTGTTACTGCTCGAACGCCAGAGACTCGGCGTAAGCGACAGCTGCCGGACTCGTATCGACCACGTCCGGGATTGCCTGCGCCAGCGCCGCATCGATCTCGATGACATCGTTGGGTTTCCCGTACGCGCTGGCGGCCAGGACGCGAGCCTTGACCAGCTCGAGTGGGGCTTCGGGCTCGCGTGCAGCCGGCGCCAGATCCGGGCTTGGGGTATCGACCACGTCCGGGATCGCCTGCGCCAGCGGCTCGCCATCTGCCAGCGCTTCGGCCTGGTCAGGCGCGGCGGGCGTGAGTGTCGGCAGATCCGAGCTCGTCGCCTCGGTGCCTGCGGGTTTTGCTTTTGCCATCGGTTTTCTCCGTTGAAGTGGCCAGCCGAGGCCGGCCACTGGTTACGATCAGGTCGCGCTGTTCTGGTAGTACTTCACGGCGCCGCCGACGTCGATCAGATTTGCACCCGAGCGGCAGAACGCCAGGAAGCCGACCTGGCCGTTCTCGGTGTACTTCGAGTCGGTCATACGGAACAGGGTGAAGTCCATCACGTCACGGATCAAATACTTCGAGAAATCACCGAACAGAACCGACTTGGCATTCGCTGCCATCACCGGCATGTGCTGGTTGATGACGATCTCGCGACCCAGCAAGCGATCGGGGGCGCCGCCCGCGTTGCCGGTCTCGTAGCCTGGAACGAAGATCGGGCGACCTTGGGGATCCTTCACCTTACGCAGAATCCGCAGGGTGTCATCGTTCATCATCCACTTACCGGCTGGGCGGTAATACGGATCGACCGAGTGCTCCAGATCGACCAGGTCGTCATACGTGATCGTGACCGTCTGACCGGTGGCACCGACCTTGCCCGCGCCCGCTGCCGGCACAAGGCCGCGAGGCTGCCCGGAGCCAGTGCCCAGGGTATGGTGGCGATTCTGGATGCGGCCGAGACGCAGCTGAAGCAGGTTCTGGATATAGGACTCGATGTTGAAGAACGAATCCTGGATCAGCTCGAATGGCAGCGCGATCGACTTCGACGAGTACTTGTACACGTCCAGCGATACCAGGCCAAAGCTTGTGTCCTGCTTGGTCACGGGGGCGTTTTGGCCGACGATTTCGCCTTCTTCCGAAGTGGCATCGGCAGTCGGGAACGGCAGCTGGGCGCCGGTGGCGGTCTGGAATTGAGTGGCCACGCTGCGCACTGAAAACGCCGCTTTCATGGCTTCAATCAGGGTCTTGCTAAACTCTGGCGCTACGGTATAGCCGCCTTCCGAGCCGGTCGTGGTCGACATGGCTGCACGGATGTCGGGGCTGACGCGTGCGCGCATCGAGCGGCGCTGTTCATCGCTCAGGGCCGACAGGCCGCCGGAGAGCATTGCGCGCAGTGCGGTGGTTTCTTCGGTCTGCGCGCCGCCAGGGCGAGTTGCAGCAGCCAATGCGATGGCATGCTGGCCTTCGGACGTCTCGCCGGCGAGCTGGGCGATGCGGTTTTCACGTGCGATCTCGATGTCGATCGCTTCGACTTCAGCCAGGAACGTGTCCAGCTGGCCAGCCTCGGCTGCCGGCATGCGCTGGTCAGTCGGGTACTTGTTGTTCAGATCGTGAACCTTGCGGGCCACGGTGTCGCGTTGTGCGCGCAGGTCTGCGAGCTTGGTCATGTAAAACCTTTCGATGGGGGTGGTCCGCTCTCGCGGCCGTTGGGCATAAAAAAAGCCACCCGAAGGTGGCTGGCTTAGTGGCGCGAGAGCGTCAGCTAACTTGAAGGCGGGCCATCGAGGCGATGCGCTGATGCTGGCGCGCGCGGTGCTCTTCGGTGGCGACCGGGTCGACCTGGTCGGGATCGGCCTGGGCAGGCCTCGGGGCATGCGCGTAGGCACTCATGTCCCACGACGATTCGACCTTCTTGCCTGCAGCGATGCGATCGACGAGGCCCGCAGCGACGGCTTCGTCGGCGGTGTACCAGGTCTCGGCGTCCATGGCGGCGCGCAGGTCTTCGACCGACATGCCGCTTTTCTTGGCGTACTGGCCAGCAAGCGAGGCGTCGATTTTCGACAGCAGGCCCGCGGTCGACGTCATGTCGTTCGCGTTGCCCATCGCCCAGGTCCAGGCGTTGTGGATCATGTAGAAGCCGCCATCGGCAATCTCGACCTCGTCAGCCGCAGTGGCGATGACGGTGGCGGCGCTGGCCGCGTAGCCGTCGATGTGCGCGATGACCTTGGCGCCGGTGTCACGAATGGCTTGGCAGATGGCCTGGGCTGCGAACACGTCACCGCCCGGGCTGTTGATGCGCAGGTGAATGGTGCCGCCCTTGATGTCGCGAATCTGCGGCACCAGCGCCTCGGCGGAGACGCCGCCCATCCAGTAGGCGGTCTCCTCGTCCGACACGATCGCGTCGTAGATGTAGATCTCGACCTCGTCGGCCTTGGCCACGATCTTGGATTGCGGTACGCGCTCAGGACGCTTCTTGTTGCTCGCCAGGAGCTTGGTCAGGCTTTTCGACACTGGTGCCTCCATTCATTTTCAGTTTTGTGTTTGGCGGCATGTTCTCCAGCCGGCGGACCTCGTCCGCGTCCATGAACGGCTGCTCGCCGGCACGGCCGAGGGCGATGCGGTATGCGTCATACCGCGCCTTCAGATCGCCGCGCTCGAGCGCCGCAGTGATGTATTCGACGAAGTACCGCTCGCGTACCGGCCACAGCTTGGTGTTCAGTTCCTGCTGGATCGGCGTCAGGTGCCGCTGCAGCGTGTATCGGACGAAGCCCATACCCTGCTGCGCCACACCGGTACCCCAGTTCGACACCGCGCCGCCGTGGCCGACCATCGTGGGCGGCACGCCGAAGATGCGGCAGATTTCCTCGACGGTGAAAAGGCGCGTGGCCAGAATCTCGGCATCCTTTGAATTCACGCTCAGCTGGGCGGGCTGCAAGCCACCCGACAGGATCAGCGGGCCGCGCCCACCGTTCTGCGCGCGCGCGATCAGCGACGCCTTGAGCTGCTCCAGCTGCGCCTTGTCCAGCTTCGACGCAGTCTGCAGTGCGTAATCGAAATTGCCGCCGCCAGCGAGGAACCGGCCGGTGTACTCCTGGGCGGCCAGGGCGGTGCCGATCGCCTCGAGAGCTGCATACGTCAGCGGGCTCGGGCTGGTCAGCCCATCGAATCCCAGGCTTGGCAGGTGGATGATGTCGGCCCGGTCCAGCACATAAGCCGGCTTGTTGTCTGGGGTGATCCGGTACCGCACCACGTCGCCATCCTTGAACGGGCAGACGGTGTGGCGCGGCAGCGGCCGCCAGCCCGACACCTTGTTGCTGTAGAAGTTCGGGCGGATCCACTCGCCGAAGCCGTCGCCGTGCGACAGCTTGGAAAGGATGATCGCCTCCCAGGCGGCGGCCGACGTCCAGCCATCACTGGCCAGCTCGTTCAGCATCCACCAGTAATCATGGTTCGCCGAGTCGCGATCGTTGCCCTTGCGCTCGTAGATTCCGATCGGTAACGTTGCAATGGCGCCGGCGATCAGCGCCATGCAGGCGTAGGCGGCCGACACTCGCATGCCGGTTTCGGCCGTCACGTTCGATCCGGACGACGACCGGTGGGCAGCGCCCAGCAGGTTGGCCAGCTCGCCCATCGACATACTGCTGCCAGAATTCTCGCCCAACGCCACAATGCCAGCGCGCTCCGCAGCACCTTCACGCCCGGCCATCCAGGAGCCGAGCACTCGCGATTTATGCGGGGTCGCCTCCAGGTTCAACAATTGTCCGGTCATCAATAGTCCAATACGTGAATTTCCGGCGCCGCCGCCCCGGCGGGGTTCAGCGCCATCAGCGATACCGCGCAAAATGCGGCCATCAGCGGGTCAATCTTGGCCTTGCCGCTGGCCTGCTTGGTGATCAAGATGGCGTTGCCCTTGTCTTCGATGCGCGCGTTGCCGACGCACCAGGCCATCATCGGGCGGCCAGCGTGCAGCAGCTCGCGGCCGGCGACCTTCCGCTCGGTGTCCTTGATCGCGCCGTTCAATTTGTAGCCTTGCGAAATGGCGACGATCTGCTTCATATCGATGCCGCGGTCTTCCGTGATGAGCTCGTCGACGATAGCGCCGATGCCGGCTGCGTCGACCCCGATCCCTTTTTCTTCAGGAAGCAGACCCGAGTCGCGAACCCTGCAGATCAGATCGGCCACAGCTATGACGTCATCGCCTGGATGCTTGACGATGGTGAGGTCCCCCTGCTTCTGGAAGTCCAGCAGCCGGGGCGCAATTTCCTGCCGTCGCTTAAGCACGATCTCATGGGCCCAGGCATGGCACCAAAGCAGCCACTTGCCAGTTTCTCGCTCGCGGCCGAGAACCGACAGGCCCAGCAAGTCGTCCAGGCCGCCGCCGTCGATGCCGACGACAGCAACCTCCGACCGTTCGATCAACGTGTCCAACGTGATGGACTGGTCGCCAGCGGACTCCCAGAACTCGGCGCCGCCCCACCGGTCCGATCGGAGGTTGAGGCCAATCTCGATGTTCAGGTGTTTTGCCCGGACGTCGCGCACCGCGTGCTCGCCGGCTTCGGTCGCTTCCAGAAGCTTCTGCTCGATCACTTCCGCGTCCACCGAGATACCCCAGTTCGGGTTCGTGATGTAGGCATTGTCGAGATCCTCGTACGCTTTGCTTTTCAGCATGTGGTCCGGGAACTCGTAGATGATCGGCAGAAACCTGGGGTCTTTAACCTTGCCGTCGCGCACCTTCCGTGCATAGCTGAGCTTGTCCAGGAACACGCCCGCTGGAGGTTCCGCCGATTGCGTCGTGCAGTAGAAGACGAAGCCTTCAGGGCGAGACGTAATGCCGCCAGTAGCCTCGGTCAGCATTGCTGCCGCCTTGCTGTTTTTGCCGAACTCGTGCAGCTCGTCGATGAAGACGCCGATCGCTTTCTTGCCGGTCACGGTAGCCGAGTCCGCAGCGACAACCTTCAGCGTCGCGCGAGTGAGGCGGCAGGTGACGGTCTTGATGTGCTGCTGCTCGTGGAACCGGTCGTTCAGCTCGTCGTCAGCAAGAATCATCTCCCGGATTGGCTTGTACGCGTTGTCGGCCGCTTCCTTCGTAGGGGCTAGGATGATGAACTCGCCAGCCTGGCGGGTGTTGAGGATCAGGGCGGTCAGCATCACGCCGGCCGCGATCATCGACTTGCCGTTCTTCTTGGAGACCATCAGGAAATAGTTCGTGATGAGTCGCCGCTTGCGCTTGCGGTCGTAGCAGCCGAATAGCGCCTCGACGAGATCGATCACCCACGGCTCGCACGCCTCGCCCATTGTCGGGCTGCCGTCGGCATCGACCATGCGCAGGGCCGAGAACACGCTCAGCGCGTCCTCAGCCTCTTCGGGGAAAAGCGGCTTGACCGGCACCATCGACTGGCGCTCGACAATGCGGCTTTCCCAATCGGGTAGCGCTGTCGTCCAAATTGTCATGACACGACCCTCAAGCCAAAGCGCCCGGTGCCAGCCGCTTTCGCGGCTGCTTCTTTCTCGTCCTTCTTGCCGCCCTCGCCCAGCTTCTTGTGCTTGAACGGCAGCATCGCCTTGGCCGCGTCGATCCTCAGGCGCAGATCGGCCGCCGGCTCGTTCATGACCTTGGTGAGGAATTCGACTGGATCCGCAGTTGGGGGAATGTCGAACGCTTCGTCGGCCGGGCCCGGCGCTGGCAGCGCCCTTGCGCCGGCGGATGCGGGCGGCTGGCGGCGCTGATCGAGGTAGGCTTTAACATCCGGATCTTTAACAATTCGGGACCCCGCAGCTGATGCCGTTTTCTCGCTGAAGCCGGCACTGATTGCCGCATCCTTATTGGAGAGCCCGGCCAAAACGGCATCGGCGAAGGCTCGCTTTTTGCCTGTTAAAGCCATTAACAAACTCCTTGAAGGGGACTTTTATCTCTACGTGAGGAACTAGTCGGTGTCTGACCAGAGAGGGTTCCAAGCTTTTACCCGCCCCCCCCCTGCTAGGGTGACGAGGTCAGCCCCGAGCGCGGGCGCGGGCCTCGCGCGCCGACTTAGCGTCGTGGCAGGGTACGCATAGGGTTTCTTTGTTGCTGTCGTCGTCAGTGCCGCCGTCAGCCAGCGCGATGATGTGGTCGACCGGGTAGCCAATGGTCGTGCGTCCCTGCCGCTTACACTCTTGGCACAGGTCGCAGTCACGTGCGCGGATGCGGCGCCGGTCCAGCACGCCGGCATAGCCGCGCTTGCGCTCGACCACGACACCAGGGCGTGCGGTCAGGGTGGCGACGCGCGGCGCCGCCGATTGCAGCCGGGACTTGAGGGCGGTCAGCTTCATTTGATGTCAGGCACCAGCGCAGCCACCTCGTGCAGCAGTAGGCCCGGCCGGCCATAACCCTTGGCCCGCAGTATCTCGAACGCGCGCTCAGCCTCGGCCAGGCGCTCGCAGATGAGATTCAGGGCCGCGCTATCGGTCACGTTCCAGACGATCGCCGGGCGGTTGCCAGTGACGGCACGGATGATGGCGTGGCGGAAGCAGACGACTGGCTGGCTCATGGCGTCGATTGAATCTCGGCCCAGGTGAAGCCGGGCCGGAGGATCACTAGGCCAACCTCGGCCGGCAACTGCGAGAGGATGTGCTGGCGCAGCGCGCTGTTTTGCACATCTGTCAGCTCGTGTGGAGTCTGCAAGATGATGGTCGACTTCTTTACTGTCATTTCGGACATGGCATACCTCGGAGAAAGAAAAGCCGCCCGGCGCATGGATGCGAGGGGCGGCGAAGATCCTGCTGGTGCAGGACCGGAGACACGGGAGCGGACGGCGGGGCTCTCACCCGCGGCTGCGCAGCTGCGCCCGCATTGATCGGTGGGCCCGTGCGTGGGCTAGACGGCGTGCCCCAAAGCTATCTGCTGAGTGGGCCGCAAATAGAAAAAGCCCGAGCGTTTGACGGCTCAGGCTTTTTCTTTGGGCGTGCGAAAGCACCAACGGATGGGGTGCTATCGCGAGTTTCGGTGATCGGTGGCGCGGGTGCGCACATTACGAGGCCGAAAGAATGAAGAGTGAAGTGTACACGAATTGCTGTGCGTATACACAGTGCTGCACGAATTCTCGTCAGGCGTGGGGAGCGCGCAACTTGGCGGTAGCGCGGGCGGCGTGACTGCCGGCAATGCCGTGCAGTTCGCTCACCATGTTCAGCACGTGCTCACGAACGAAACCAGCGGCCAGCGCCAGGTCCGGTGCAGCAGCGCCACTCAGCCAGTGCGCCAGCGAATGCTGAGCCACCAGGTGGTAGAGCTTGATGGCTGCGTGCGCATCCCATGCCGTGTTCTCTGGCACCCAGCGGCGCGCGCGGCCGCGCTTCATCACCTCGGCGGTCCACAGGCGCAGCAGCTGCGAGAGGTGGGCAGCGCCACTCTCGATCACAGTCGCGTCGCCGGCCAGCGCCTGGCGGCAGTCTGCCTCGCGGCTGGCATCCTTGTTGCGGATCGCCTCGACCAATTCTTTCTCGATGTGGTCGCGCACGGCAATGGCCTTGGTCATGTCCTGGGCGGTGGTGCCGGCGTACTTCGCACGGTGCAGCAGCGCGCCGAGGTCGCCGGGAACAGCAGATGCCAGCGCCGACGCGAGAAGCGGTTCGGCCTGGCTGTGGCGGGCATCGTCCTGCAGGCTCGATGCGCTCAATGCGTGGATGTAGCGGTCAACGAACCCCATGGCTCAGCACTCTCTAAAAGACGACCATGGCAGCGTAGCATATGCCACCAAGAAATTTCCGGATTGAATTTGTTTTCAGGAGGCACGTTTACAACAAATCCCACCCCTGCATGATCACCCCCGCTTTAAGAGCTGCACAAGCTGGGCAACCGTCAGGTCTACCCCAACAAGCCCTTTGCGCATTGGCTCAAATTTCTCGTACATGGCGCGGTAACGCTCGGTTGTGGGCGAGTGAGAATTGAGGGAGCGATCCTTGAAGCGGCTGAACCGGTTCATCTCTTCAATCAAGAACCGGGCGATACCCATGAGTTCGGATTCGTTGTTCCCGTCGAAGCCGATGAATTTTGGTTCGTCGCCAAAGATCCCGACCTCCCCAATCAGCACCTCTCGCTGCACCGCATTCAATCGTTCGTACGCCCTTTCGATCAGGTCCCACATATCCAACACGTCAACGACATACCGGACGTCTTCTGGGTTATCCAGATAATCATGGAAGACACCGTTCAACTCCCACTTTGGCGCCCAGTAGTGCCCGCCGTAGATGACTTTGGCGATAAAGCCCGGGTCGATCTCGGGTGACTTTATCTTCAACGACTTGAAGAGATCGCCCATCATCACGATCAGCATCTTCTCCCCGTCTGTGAAATGAACGGACCGGCTCGACCCGGCCGACAAGCCGAGATCTACTAGACGACGGATTGCTTCAGCGCGCGCCGGCCGGTCATCTTGATCTGCAGCCCACGCATCAATGCGAGCGAGGTGGGATTCTTCTAGGCGTAGTTCGAAACGTTCAGTTTTCGGTGGCATGTCTAACTCCTTCAATATTTACGTAAGAGACCCGACTATACCGTATACATGTACGTAACCTACGTAATCTTGACCAGTTGTTGCGCACCTGCGACATTTACCTCGATCCAATGAGCGCTTTCAGTTTATTAACGTACTCAACTTTGATTCGCTTGGCGTCCTCGATCGAGTACTTCGCTGGTGGGTGCTCGCGCTCCAGAAACTCAAGCCGCTCGTCGCCGATGCGCGTGCGCAGGCCGATGCGGTACTCAATGGCGTTACCTCCCTTGTGCTGGTTGCAGGGCACGCACTGTCGGTGCGTGTTGTCCTCATGGAAGCGCAGCGCCGGCTGGGCGCCGACCGACCGGTAGTGGCCGGCGTCCCACGCGCCCGTGTGGTACCGACCGCAGCTGATACACGGCAGCGCCTCGTCGCGCGCCCGGATGTACCGGTTGAACACGGCCTGCGCGTCAGCCAGGTGCTCGGTGCGCGTCTTCAGCTTGGCCTTGGCTTCGCGGGTCTGCTTGGCATCCAGGCGCTGCCGCTCGGCCACGGCGAACACAGCGCCACAGTCCGGGCCGCAGACCTTGTGCATCATGTTGCGCGGCTGGAAGCGGTTGCTGCAGCCTTTGACGGCGCACTTGCGGGTGCGCGCGGCCTTGAGGGTGCCAGTGCGGGCGATAGGGGAGCGGATCATGCTAGGATTGCCTTTTCAACAAGGAGACGACGATGGAAAACGATGCCAACAAAAAAGTGATCGAGTTCACGCTGCTCGACGAGAAGCCCCATGGCTACTTCGTCGAATGGGCTATCAGGCCGTCGACAGGCAACCCGGGGAAATGGATGGGCAGTTTCCAAGCACATAAAGAGGGCGAGCCGGCGTTGCGCGAGTCGATAGCAAACCAGTACAACGACCCGGCGGAGGCGCAGGCGAACACGATCCGCATTGCGAGGGCGCGAGTCGAAGAAGTCGTTGCCGCAAAGGGTTAGCATCACGCAGCCTCCATCACGGCCTCGATGAAGACGCGCGCCGCTTCGGCGTTGATCGCGTTGCCGTAGGCGCGCAGGCGTCCCACTCGGGCGGCAGCCCCATTAGCCAGCGGGAATGTGCCGGGTTCAACTGGCCGCCACTTTCCATCCCGGCATCCGAGCCAGTCAGCATCGCTCCAGAAGCCGTTAGTCGGGCCGGCCCCGCATGTGGCAGCGGGGTGTATCGCCCCGTCGCCTGATTGGTCAGCGAGGTTTGCTGCTTGCCGCCCGCCGACTCGCAGTCCGTCGCGTTCGGCGTTGCCCAGCCCGTGTAGATCGCCGCGTGGTTCAGCGTGATATGGGGCGTCGTGAAGTTCCGGCTCGGGCAGCGCAGCGCGTCCGTGCTGGTCGTTGTTGGCCAGCCGGCCAGCGCCGCCGATATCCGCAGCTCCGAGCGCCGGCAATCGTCCGCCTGCTCGTACACATTGCCCTTCCCGTCGCACGACTTCGGCGTCGGCCAGCCGCAGAGCATCGCGAAGTCTTGCAGGCGCTGCTGCACCTTGCTGCCGTCCGAGCGCGTCATGCTCAGCGCCGACTGCTCGTTGCCGGCGCGGTCGTTGCTGCAGCTGGGCGTTGGCCACCCAATAGTTCCTGTCGCGGATGTGCGGCGCACCGATGCCCGCAGACGGGAACGGGACACTCCCGAAGGCGTAACCCAGGGCTTCCAGGTCAGCGTGTACAAGGTCGATCCATACATCGACGTCTTTACTCGCAACCTGTTCTCCAATGACGACTGCAGGCTTGCACTGCGCGATGAGGTGCCCAAAAGCTGGCCAGAGGTGCCGCTCGTCAGCAAACCCAGCTCCTTGGCCTGCCGCGCTGAAAGGTTGGCAGGGGCAGGAACCAGTCCAAACAGGTCGGTCATCTGGCCAGCCGGCGCGGCGAAGTGCCAGTGACCAAACGCCGATGCCGGCGAAGAAGTGGCATTGGGTGAAGTCCTGCAGGTCGGCGGGGTGTACATCCTCGATGCTCCTGGTGTCGACCACGCCGGGGGCGATGTGCCCGGCCGCGATCAGGTTGCGCAGCCACTCGGCTGCATATGGGTCGATTTCGTTGTAGTAGGCGGTCATGCTTGTGCTTTCTCCTGCTGCTGCGCCACATACCGCGCACGCGGCGCCCGGTCTTTTGCCTCTTTGAACAGCGGGCACGGGTGATAGTCCCAGGGCTTCTCCTGCTCGTGGCCAATGCACCAGCCATGGCCGACCGGCAGGTCAGCGCGCAATGTCGCCTTGAAGCGCTCGCAGAAGGCGCAGGGGTCGTGGGCGGTGGTCATGCGGCCTCCAGTTCGGCAGGCGCTGAGGCCGGAGCAGGTGCCACCACACGGACATCAGCGAGGATCGGGCAGTCGCCAATGATCCGGCGCCGGGCGATCTCCGCGTAGGCTGGGTTCAGCTCGATGCCGATGCAGTCGCGCTGCAGGCGCTCGGCAACGAGACCGGTGGTGCCGGCGCCGAAGAACGGATCCAGCACGATGCCTCCAGGTGGGCAGCCGGCCTTGATGCACGTCTCTGGCAACTCGGGCGGGAACGTGGCGAAGTGAGCTTCGGCGAACGAGTGAGTCGCGATCGTCCAGACGCTGCGCTTATTGCGAGTACTCGGGGTGTCTGCAGAGTCACGCCAGCCCGGGCCTCGGCCCATCCGAGCGCTCACCTCTGCGTCGATCATCGGTACCGCAACCGCACGCGGCTTCACCTTCGCGTCATAGCCGTGCCCGAAACCGACGCCGTTGTTGCGCGCGGTGCGCTTTTGTGGCTTCTGGCCTGGCACTGCATAGTCTTTCGCGCCGAAGTCGTTGCGCGGATCGTCGGCAGCGCCGACTGCAGCTTCTTTGACGGCCTCGGCGTCGTAGTAGTACCGCTCGCTCTTGGTCAGCAGGAAAATGTACTCGTGCGACTTTGTGCAGCGATCGCGCACCGATTCCGGCATCGGGTTCGGCTTCGACCAGACGATGTCCTGGCGCACCCACCAGCCAGCGTCCTGCAGCGCGATCGCCAGGCGGTGAGGCATCATGCAGAGGTCTTTCGGCTTGAACCCTTCTAGCTTCTTGCGATTCGGTTGGGTATTGACCATGCCGCGACGGATGAAGCGCTCTCCTTGATCGCCGCCGCCCGGTGCCCGGCCTACGGCGCCAGCACCAGTAGCGTAGCTGTCGCCCATGTTCATCCAGCAGGTGCCGTCCGGACGCAGCACGCGGCGCAGTTCTTCGAAAACGTCGACCATGGCCGCGATGAATTCGGCCGGCGATGCTTCCAGGCCGATCTGGCCGTCGACGCCGTAGTCGCGCAGACCCCAATACGGCGGGCTGGTGACGATGCAGTGCACCGAGTTGTCGGCCAGGGTGCGCAGCTGCTCGCGCACGTCGCCGATCAGGATGGTGGTGGTCATGCTGCCACCTCGGCGCCGGCGCGCTGGCGCAGCGCCACCTGGTGCTTTGCCCACTCGCCCGCAATCCAGGTCACGCCCTTCGGAGTGAAGCGCGCAGCGTTGTAGGCGTGGCCGCTGACCTGCGCCGTGCCGGCCTTGACGCAGAAGCGCCCGGCGTCGATGTGCTGCGCGTGCGGGGTCAGCTCGCCGGCCAGGCGGTACAGGATCTTCGCGTCGAGCAGGAACTCGCGGAAGTCGTTTTCTTTCGCATTCAGCAGCTTCGCCACCTGGCGGAAGCCCTTCGTGCCGGTCGAGTCGGCGTAGCGCTCGACGAACTCGACGGCCGGCGCCGCGGCAGCCAGTTGCTCGGCCTGGGCCGCAATCACGTCCTGCTGGTCGGCGGCCAGGCGCAGCGCGTCGGCGAACGATCGCGGCAGGGCCGGCGCCGGCGCTGCGGCTTCCAGCGCCATCCACCGGTCGATGATCTTGGCGCGCAGCGCGGCGCTGTAGCCCGAGATCACGACCAGGCAGTCGCGCTTCGTCAGGTCGTAGACCATCGTCGGGCGCCCGCCGCCGTCGGCCTGGTGCGCGCGGGCAGTATTACGACCAAGTCGTAAAACCTCTTCGTTGATCAGGCGCTCAATCGTCGCGATGACGTCGTTGTGGCGCGCTTCGCAAATGTCGGCGATCTCGCGGCTCGACATCGTCGCTTCGGCGGCGCCAGGGCTTTGCAGGGTCAGCATGTTGTCTCCGGTGATGTTCGTGGTCATGGGTTCGGACCCTGGCGGCGCGCGGCCTCAGCGGCACGGATGCGGGCGTCGTATTGCTCGTAGCTTTCGTCGGTGCCCTTCGGGTCCATGCCCTGCGGCTTGCGGACCTGGATCGGTGCGGCAGGCGGTTTGCCGTACGCCTGGGTAGATGCCGCAGGCGGGTTCAGCAGCTTGTCGACGATCGGAACGAGGTAGTTCGGGTGAATCTTGGCCGTTTCGCCCTTGTGCTCGCGAGCCAGGCCCACGGCAGCGATTAGCACGGCCATGTCAATTTTCTGCGTCACCCAGGCTTGCACGGCAGGCTGGGTGAACGTTGCGTCAACGCCGAGCTTGCGCAGAGCGACGGTCAGGGCGATCGCGGGGTCGGCGCTTTCCGCAGGGTCTTCACGAGGCGGCATTGCAGCAGCTCGTGGGTTGTCGGGTTCGGCCGGGTCAAGATCGACGACGACGACACCGGCGGCAGCCGGAGCGCTCGCGCTGTCCTTGATCCCTTCCTCTCCTTGATCCTTGATCCCTTCCTCCGACGACACTTCGAGAGGATTCGCGACTACTCGCGAGGATTCAACGAATGGGGGAATCTTCGACTTGCTCGGCTTGTCAATCTTCTGATGAATCAACCAGTTACAGAGTTGGACGTAGCTTTGGGCGCCAGCCTTGTAACGGACGATGCACCCCTCGGCTTCGAGTTCAGTCATCCAGCCGTCGATGAGCGCTGGCGCATCATCGTCATAAGGGAAAAGAAGGCTCGCGAGCATTCGCGAATTTCCGCGAAGTCTCCCCTCGTCATCCGAGATCGTCCAGAGCTGGATGAATGTCAGGCGAGCATCGCGCGAGACGTTACCCATGCTCTCGGACTGCGGAAACTCGGGCTTGATGGAACGGATGCGTGCCATGTCAGTGGGCCTTCTTGATCAGGGGGAGCTGGCGCGGATCGCTCTTGTCGAGCACGTAGATCACCGCACGGCGGCCCGGCAGCACCTGGTCGCAGTCTGGGTCGCCAGCGTCGACGGCATTGGCCGCAGCCTTGATGCACACGGCCGCGCGCTGGCCGGCGAACAGGCAACCGTGGCACTCGCCGAACACGGGCGCCTCGATGGCCTTGATGCGGACGTTGTCCGGGTTGATGGGTGCGGCTGTCTCGCCTTCCCAGTTGTCGCTGAGGATATTGGTCGTCATGCCGCCACCATCGCAACGATGCAGCCGGCCTGGTGCCCGGCGCCCTGCTCGATGCCGCAGATCGTGCAGCGCGGGGAGTTGTTCGCCGGCGCGCGGCGCTCGATCGCTGGGGCGCCGAAGAAGGCGGCCACCAGCGGGTCACGGCGGATCACCAGTGGAGCCTTGTTCTTCGGATAAGCCAGTGGTGCTGGGCGCGGCGTCAGGCTGGTCGTGCGCGCGCCGGCGTACCACATGAAGTAGGTGCCACGAGCGGTCGTGTACATGAGCTTCTGGTGGTGCACCAGCATGTCATCTTCGAGCCCTTTTAGGCGATGCCGGATGGCCGTTACGGAGTAGCCAAAATGCGAGCTCAGTTCGTCGGCGGTGCACGGGCCCAGCTTCAGGTGCTCGAGCAGAGAATGCGCCAGGCGCGTTGTTGGAACGAGGTAGCCGCTCATTTTTCAGCCATCCCATTCAGGCGCGCCAGCAGCTCCATCATCGGGCGGATCGAAACGAAGATCGCCTTCTCGATGTGCTGCACTTCATTGGCATCGATGCGGCCGTCGGCCAGCGCGGTATGCACGAGGGTGCCAACCTGGCCCAGGCTGCCCCAGATGTCCGTGACCGACTCAAGCACCGCCATGTCGCTCGCCGGCTGCGCGTCGATCTTCGTGCACACGAAGCCGTGACGGCGCGCCAGCGCGTGCAGCACCGCGTAATCCTCCGTCAGCTCCATCACCCGCGATGCGTCGTCCATCGTCAGCACGTTGGTGGTGCTGTTCGGGTTGGCCTTGTTGCGCAGCAGGCCGGCGGTGTAACCCATGCGCACGGCCAGCGCCTCACAGCCGCCAGGGGTGTCGTGCACGGTCTTGTAAAAGGCGTCTTTGTAGTTCATGTGATGTTCCTGCAAACAAATGGTGCGTGGAAAGTTTTGAGGCGCGACAATGCAGTTATGGAAACTTCGATATCACTTCGTTTTGGCGGGTCGACAGCGCGGAAGCGCCGGCAGCGGGCCGTAGACGTCGTCGAACGTGATCGCGTGGCCGAGGCCGTGCGCGTAGGTGATCAGCTTTCGGGCCACTTCCGGCGGCATCTGCTGCCCTCGCTCGTAATTTGAGACGTTGCCTTGGGTGACACCGATGCCGGCGGCCATTGCTTCTTGGGTCACGCCGAGGCGTTCCCGGAGGAGTTTGATCGAGTTCATGCACGTATATTAGTCCGACTAATGGTCCATGTCAACAGTCTGACTAATTGCTCTTTATTAGTTTCACTTATACTCTCGCGCGCATGCCAGCCCTACCACTCACACAAGAGCAGCTCGACGATGCTGCTCGCTTAAAGCAACTCTTCGCCGTCTGGCAGCGCGCCCAGCGCGATGCCGGCCTGCCCTCTTCACAGGAAGCGATCAGTGAGCAGCTGGGATTCAACCAGAGTTCCCTGAGTCAGTACCTGAACGGCCGCATCCCGCTGAACATCGACGCCGCGACCAAGTTCGCCAACCTGATCGGCAAGCCTGTGATCGAATTCAGCGCCACCCTGGCTGGACAGATCGGCAGGTATGCCGGGCCGGCCGAACCAGTCGACTCCAGTGCAATGCTTCGCCGGGCCAGCCCTGTCTCCCTGGACGACCCCGACCCGAGCGGCCTGATTTCGGTGCCGATGGTGACCATGCGCGTCGAGGCGGGGGTGCCCGGGTTCGAAGCCGACCTGGAGTTCGAGGATGGCGGCGTGATCCAGATACCGCGCGAAGCCGTCGAATCCGAAAATTGGGCGCCGCAGTGCCTCTTGGCCGTCAAGGTGCGTGGCCTGAGCATGATCCCGGTGTTTGCCGACGGTGACACCATCGTCCTCAATGTCGCCGATCGTAAGCTCGTGTCTGGCGAGGTGTACGCCGTAAATTGCGAGGGCAAGCCTGCGGTCAAGCAAATGGTCTTCGAGCGCCATCAGTGGTACATGCGGTCGTTCAACCCCGCCTTTGATCCGAAGCCGTTCCGCGCGCCGGATTCCGACATCATCGGAAAGGTCGTTTATCAACCTGGTCGAGTCGTGTCTGGGCGGATGAAGTGAATAGACGGTTCGCCGTCGCCGATTGGCTCGGAACTTTCGTCGCCATAGAGGTTGACCCATTGGAGTTCGACGGCGCGGGGACGGACGACCTGCTGCAGCAGGCCGGCAAATACTTCGCAGGGATGAACGTCGCTATGATCACGCCGGACTGGGAAGCGCCCACAGGCATCCGTGCGCGGGGCCTGCATGTACCCGCAGATGTTCTGGCATCCCCGGACTTAATCTGGCGCGAATTGCATTTGCCGGAAGAGCCTGACTTACCATTTTAAAACCTATTTTCAGGAGCGCTCATGAGAAACTTTTTAGCAGGATTTACCTTCATACTTTTGTCTATTCCCGCGTTCGCGGGAACCTGCGTCGCGCTCGATTATCAGGAAATGAAGGATATGTCAGTAGAAGAAGTGACTATCGAAGCTTGCAAGGTTCGCAAGGCGGCCGGCGAATATTTAGACCAGACTATCGAAAATATCGGTGGGCGTGGCCCGAAGCCATATCCGAATGCGCAGGTCGATTTCGACCAGTGCATGGGGCAGGCCACCAGGATTGAGCGCGTGCTCGAGTCAAAAGGAGTGCCCAAAGCGTCGGTACCTGAACTTTGCAAGCAGGCCGCAGCGAAGCCTGCCGCCCCTTAATGCGCTACGACGCGCCTGAATGACGAGATGCCACATATTAAACTAGTGAACAGTAGGCACGCTCGATCAGCTTATTTAAATGATCTATCCTAATTGAATGGAAATAGAATAATAAAATGAGTTCAGATCAAATACTTCCAGTTGGAACACCGATCATATCTTTTGATGATGCCAACGCTTTTTTCGCCCAGAGAAAAGTAGGAAACTGTCCCGTCTGCAATCATAGTCGTTGGGCTATATTTACTTCATCGATTAAAACCGGTGGTGGCACGGCTGCCGGATTCGCCGCCGTTGAATTAAATGATTTTTCCTCTCTAGCAGGGGCAGTGCCGGTGGTTATGGCGACCTGTAAGAAGTGCGCTTTTATTCGCACTCACTCAATGCTTGCAATTTCAAAATGGGTCGGCGAAGGAAGGCCGGAGTTCGCAAGTGATGAATGACCCACTTAATTCATATGACCCAGGCGCTGCGCAATTTCTCGATGCAGTTCGCCAGCGGAAATACGCAGAGTCATCTCAGGACAATGAGTTTTCTGCTATTGACAATATCGGAGCTACCCCCAATAGTGCATCTATGTCCGATTTGTCCCGCCAAGAATTAAAAGCCGAACTTGCCGCCTCCGAGGCGAAGGTCGACGCGCGCCTGGCGAACTTCGATACCAGCGTCAAGACGGGTTTTGCTGAGCTGCGTACGGACTTTGCCAAGATGCAGTCTGAAATGCACAAGAACACGACAGACTTGATCAAATGGGGCATCGTCACTGCCCTAGGCTTCGCAACCGCTACGATTGCTATCCTTACCTTCGTGATCAACAACGCCGTGCCAAAAGCTCCAGCAGCTGCCGTCAGCCACCCAGCACCAATCGTGATCACTGTCCCATCGCCAGCACCGCTACAGCCTTCGCCAGCCGGCTAGACATTCCCGCTTAAGCGGGAACCCCGTCGCCACCCTCACCCGCCCAGCGCGGGTATTTTTTCGCCCAATGACCCGAGCGAAGATATTTTTCGCCTGGATATCAGTCAGACTGTTGACTTATTTAATTAGTCCGACTAATATGGTCATATGCGTTCACCGATGAGGTGGCCACACAGCGCGGCTTGGGAAGTACTCGACCAACCATCGGTGTTTCTAGGGAACCGAGTCGCGCTGTGTGGTAGCTGGCAGGACTCAGGCGCCTGCATCGTCTCTGAAGTACGAGGCCTGGCAGCCGCCACAACTTATTCGATACCGTTTTTTTTGGAGAGCAGCATGGACAAATTGAAGCAGATGCTCGACGCCCACCGCAACAAGGATCGCGAGTTCCCGACGTATGACGAGCTGGTCGCGCTGACGGAAACGGCAGCGCCGAAAGATATCCCGGCATCGGCGATGACGCTGCGCGACTACTTCGCAGCGAAAGCGATGCAGGCAGTAACCACCAATGAGATTGGTGCGAAGGGCTTCACTTTTGAGCAGCGCGCCATCTGGTCGTACCAGCAGGCTGACGCGATGCTCGCCGCCCGTGGTGCCGCATGACCCAGGCGTACGACACCGAGTACCTGAGCCAGGCGATCGACGAAGAGATCGTGCTGGCCAAGCTCGACCGGAACCAGCGCGGCAGGAAGCCGACGACCATTTGGCGCGACGTGCCGGTGCACCAGGTGGTGGCAGGCAAGACGCCGCTGGGCATGTATGGCGGCCTGCACAGCGCCGACCTGCCCCGCTACCGCCGCAACCCGCGCGACGCCGGCGAGCTGTGCGTGAAGCGCGGCCTGAACGTGAAGCACGACCACGACGAACATTGCGTATCGGCTTCGTACGGCAGCAGCCGGCGCGCCGTGACCGAGTACTACGGCATGCACCCGGACGTCGCGGCGGCCACGATGGCGGCGATTACCCGGGCTGCAATCCAGATGCTGACCGAGAAGCGCGACGAAGCTGCCGCGCTCAACCCTACCCGCGCACCGGCCCGCCGTCGGCCTGCAGCGCGGGCAAAACCGAAAACGTGAGGATTGCCATGCGCTACCGAGTAACCATCTGCACCGCCCCCGATGTCGCCCCGGTCACGTACACCGCCATCGGCGACCGTGATGCCCTGCAGGATGCTGCGTACGACGACGGCGCGATGGGCGTGTCGGTCATCCTTGAAAGCTGACGCGGCCATGGCACGCAACAAACGCCGCGCGTGGCGCGCACCCAGCACCGACAGCCAGGGCACTACCCAGGCCGATCTCGACGCGATCAGGAACTACCGGGCCAATCGCACCTCTCCGCGCTACTACCGCGATCTGAAGGCAATCGATAACCCTACGCCAACCGAAGCACTGGAAGAGACCCAAAAATGACCGCATACAACATGACCCAGGCAGCGCCAACGATCCGCGAAGGTGAGCGCATCGTCCCTGCCGCCGACAACCGTGAGCTGATGCGCCGCTTGGCAGAGCACGCATACCCGGGCGTGACAGGCCCTGCCACCCCACTGGCACCGTCGAGCGCACTTGATCAGTGCCGAGTGCTCAGCGACCCACTGCGCCAGTGGGTGGACATCGAGACCGAGGAAATGCTCGACTACGCGAAAGCGCGGCCTGAGGTGTTCGAGATTCGCACGCTTTACGAGATGCCGGTCGATGAGCTGGTGCGCTCGCCGAACTTCACCGTGCGCGCTGCCCTGGATGTGGTCGACCAGGCTCGCCGCGACCGCAAGGCAGCAGCCCTCAAGCTGCGCACAGCCCTGGCCATCTTGGAAGAAATGCCATGAGCGAACACCGCCTACGGGTCATCAAGTGGAAGTGCGCGATCGTCTTCCTGCATTGCGTCGCGTGCAGCGCGGCCATCGCCCACGGGTGTCCGCTGTGAGCTTCGAAAAGCTGCGTCTCGAGTACCAATGCCCGGAGCGCCTCGCGCGGCACCTGTACGAAGAGCTCGAGCAGATCCGTAAAGACCTGACGCGAACCGAAGCGCTGCTGGCCATCGCCAGCGCCCACCGCAACAAAGCCGAAAAGAAACTGGCGCCGCTCGCACCGCGCCGCGCCAACCGAGATCGAGAGGAAGACTGATGGAACACGCACTCCCCCGCCGCACCGCCGGCATCCCGCGCACCTGGGCGCTGTGCATGACCAGTGAAAACCACGGGACTGTCGGCAAAGCTGGCGACCCGTTCAGCCACGCGCCCGGGAAGCACGAGCGCGTGCAGGTTGTCGAGATCGTTGCCGTAGGCGCGCCGCCAGCGCCAGACGTCGACCTGGCAGGCCTTGTGCGCATCGACGTTGCCGACCTGGTCGACAAATTGGGCGATGTCTTCACCTGGGCTCGCGAACTCCCAATCCCAACCCGCGGTGCCGGCAGCGCGATGCGTAAAGTGCGAGAGGTGAGGGAGGCGCTCGCCGCCACTCCTGTAGCGGCGCCGGGCTGGTTCAGCATCGACGCGACGGAGCCGCCAGAGAACGAGCTGATCGCCCTGCGGTACTGGCCCTACGGTAATAGCGAGAACCCACAGGCAGTGACTGGCGGGCGATACATCGACGGCACCTACTACAACGACGAGGGCGACGAAATGCACCCTCCCAGCCATTGGTGCCGCCTGCCCTACTTCGATGCAGAAGCAACTACCCAGGCATCTACATCAGGCGAGCGCCAGGAAGGCGGTGCAGCGTGAGCGTCGTTGCCGAACGCCTGACGAAGGCTGGCCAGCGCTTCGTAGATGACATGACCCGCTGCCGTGGCATGGATTGGGTCCGCTTGGGCATGATGGTCGAATCGTATGGCGAACTGGGAACCATCGTCGGCATGAACAGCGGCGCCAACCTCGATGTGGTATTCGCGAACCAGCTTAAGTGGGGCAAGCACAAGCACAACTGCCATCCATGGTGCGAAACGCGCTACTTCGACGAAGCGGGCCGGGTGATCAAGGATTACACCGGTACAGCACGAGCCGTACGCAATAACGCCGTGAAGGCGCCGCTTGCGAGCGCTGATCCGACGAACATTCAATATTGAGAGCGACATGACCACCACCCCCCCATCCGCCAACGATAGCGGGCTGAATCTCGACCACCTGGAAGCGCTGGCGCGCGCGGCAACGCCGGGGCGCTGGATGCGCCTGTTCGGCGAACGCACGGTCTACGATCGAATGGAGGACGGTTGCCGCGGCAATGCCATCGTTCGTGCTGATCTCGGGTACGGACTCCAGGACATCAGCAATCTCGACTTCATTGCCGCCGCCAACCCTGCCGCTGTGCTGGAACTGATCGCGCTCGCCCGCCGCACTGCCCTCGCCAACCAGCCAGCGCCGACAGTGCCAGACAGTTTCAAGGCGCGACAGGACTTCCTGGACTGGAACCGCGCCAAGAGCGATCCGGCTGTGAAGATCGGGCGAGAGTATGCGGTTGCCGAAAAGCTGATGGAATTGATGGCGAATCAACCAGCGCAGGAGCAGGCCGAGCCTGACCACGCCTCAGCTCCGGCCCTCCTAAATGTGGACGAGTTGGCCGCACTGCGCAGATTCCAAGAAACTTGCGAGGACTCAGATTCGGGCGGCTATGACGTGGAAAAAGACATGATGAAGCGCCTTGCTGCAATCGGTGTGATCGAATCAAAGGGGTTTGGCCGCTATCAGTTCACGAAGTTTGGGGACTACATAGTCGCGCGCGCCGCGCAGCAGGAGCCAGTAGCAGCGCCCCAGCAAGCCGCAGCACCGAAGCCTGCGCACGGCCACCGCGACGATTACTATCTTCTGGCCAATGGCCGACGCCTGGGCCTCGAACCAATCAGCCGCGTGCGCAACATGCCGAACTGGGTGCTGGCAATGGAACTGTTCGCGACCGGCAGCACTAGTGCGCACCAGCTTTGCCGCGATGCGGGCGTCGATCCGGACAGCACCACGACCCAGCGCGCCACCCAGCTCGACGGCGGCCAGGAAGGGATCGAATCAAATGGCTGATACCCACCATGTCAAAGATCACGTTGTGCGCGAGGTGGTGAACCGCCTGCGCGACACGGCGCTGGAGTTCCACGCACACGGCAGCTTGCGCGAGCGCCTGGCGCGCGAACTGGAGCCGCTGCTGGTTGCTTCTCGCCCTGCTGAGGTGGACGACAAGATCCCGCGCGAAAGCAATGACGCGCTGATTGCCATGGCCAAGTATTGGAAGCTCGACGGCGACTGGATGACGTGCAAGGGCTGTCGGCGCAGTCTCATCGCATCGCGCGATGGTGAAGAACTGGCGCATGGCGAAGGCTGCAAGTATTGGGACCAGCAGCATCCATGGGCGCAGCTGCGTGAACTGATCATGCGGCGCCCAGCGCCAGCCGGTGCTGCTCAATGATCTTGGGCAGCATTACACACACGGCGCGCCGCGATCACCTGTGCGCCTTCTGCGGCATGACCGTGCAGAAGAACGAGCGGTACGTGCGCGCGCAGTCGCCGGGTGGCGCGCAGGCCAAGAAGCCGTTTCACACCAAGTGCTACCTGGGCCTCACCGCTGGCCAGCAGCACCAACGAATTAGCAAGCAAGGGGAATGACGATGGAACGAATCACACGCTTTCTGCGGCTGCCGGCCGTGATCGAAATGGTGGGCCTGCAGCGCACCGCAATCTATGGCCGGATCAAGGCCGGGACGTTCCCGGCACCGGTCCAGCTCGGCCCGCGCGCGGTCGCCTGGGATGAGCAAGAACTGGTGCGCTGGCAGGGGAGCCTGAGCCGCGGCGTCAAAAAGCAGCTCAATTAG